TCACAGGTCAGCAGGATCCCAGGAAAGTCTGGATATATAATGCTATACACCTCAGGCTATCACGAACCATACAGGATCTGGATCTGAAACTTGGGGGCTGGGCGAAAAGAAACGGGTTTTCCTATTTAGTGGTAGTAGTAGATTTAGTATTGCAACGTTTAACCTCTATATATCTCACAAAAAATTTTTTATTATATTTTTTTTTAGGGCAAAATGCGACAGTAGGTAGTTATATATAATAGTAGCAGGCTATCGTCACGTTTTTAAGGGTTTTATAAGTTGTAAAAACGGTAAAAAGTGTGTAAATATGACTAATATATAAAAAAATTAACTATGGGTCAACAAAAACTGTCTGCAGCTGCTGCTAAACGCAAGAAAGAAAACGACTTAAGGGTTGCAAACACTAGAAAACGCGAGATACTGCGCGCAGATAGCCAAAAGAAGAGGCGAGCAGCTAAAAAAAGAGGCCACAATTTAGCAGGTAAAGATTTTGATCACAATACGGGTGAATTTACATCGATAGCACACAACAGGGGAGGCACTCAGCCCACAGATAAACCAGACGGTACTAAAAACGAGGCTAAAGCATAAATAAAACAAACTACATGGCAATAATATATTCATACCCTAACGGGGGATCGGCGATAGCGTCAGATAAATTGACAATAAGTAGATCTTCATTAGATGCACCTATACCCAATCCTACCTTTACACTTACGGTAGCACAGATAGCGGCATTCGTGCAGAATCAACTGCAATCGGGTACACCTAATTACATACCGGTATTTAATACATCGAATACAATCATAGATTCACCACTGTTTTTGGATGATTTCACAATACCTACACTTCTAACTATAGGTAATAACACAAAGATACAAGGTAACCTAACATTGGAGCAAGACCAAGCTGATACTACTATAACCATTATATCAGATGGCAGTAATATTGGAGAGCAGCACAACCCTTCTATACAATTCGTTCAAGATGGAGGCGCGCAAAATGCGGCTATTGGTTTTAATATAATAGATGATACTAGCGGCGGTACAATTCCAGGGACTGGTAACAGATTTTGGATTGTTAATGCAATGGACGACACTGTTGGCGCAGGTGGTATAACATTTGGTACTGCGCAAGTAGATGGGTGGGACAACGCTATTGCTAGGTTTATGATAAGAGGTGATGGCAAAGGTTTATTTGGCCATCCAAACGCTAATTATACAAAAACTTTAGATTCTCAGTTTGAAATTTATGATGACAGAACAGAGAATAGTACATCGGACTACTCTTTATCAGTATTGGGGGTTGCAGACACAAGTGATCCAGGAGGTACAGGCGGAGCAGGTGGTATTATAAGCAGACTAAGTCTAGTAAATGGAGTCACACCTATATCTAGCCATGCAATTGGTATGGTTACTGGTACAACTTCTTCAGAAATATTAGCCACCGGAGATCTAGCTTTCTTTGTAGGATCTGATATGGATACTTCATCCGCTACCGGATTTGCTGGTGTAATACACGATTCAGGTAATTGGCAAATCGGAGGAGCTACCTCCGGAGACGCAGACCCAGGTTACAAGTTATACGTAGCGGGAGATACTTGGATTAGTGGAGCGTTATTAGATAGCGGGCAAAACGAAGGAACCGCAGGACAGGTTTTAACTTCTACAGGCACGGGAACAGCATGGGCAGGTGGCTCTACAGGTACAGTAAACGGAACTGGTATAAATAATTATTTTCCTATATGGACAGATGGGCCGAATGGAGTAATAGGAGATAGCCAATTAAGACAAGGCCTTCCAAACGCAAATGGTCTTTATCAGATCAGAATGGAAAATGCAGACAGATTTATTATAAACAAACCTTCTAGCGTAACATCCGGTGACCCAGAATATCTAATACAGCAGGATGGTAATTATAAAGTTTCCATGGGTTGGGATGATGACGGGGATGGCTTCGGGTTTTTATATAACTGGGCAGGCGATGGATGGCGATTTGGATCTGCGGGTAATAACCCTGAATTAACAATAGTAACCACATCGGGCTCTGAGGGGGTTGATATAGCTAACGATCTTAGAATGAACGGAAATGCTATAGCATTTGGTGATCTTACTCTTGAAAACGGATTAATAGACGGTGACCTTACTTATGGTACCGCTGGACAAGTGCTTTCTACTACTGGATCTGGTCAAAACGTTAAATGGGTTGATACAACAACCGGTGCATTTAAAGAAGTAAACGAAGGCAATGGATTAGGTATTGTTAAGCAATCAAGGAATCCTAATAACTATGCGCCTGTAGGTAATGAAGCATTTGATGCAAGTCAAAGCACTTCAGTATCCAGCACTAAAGGAGCTGAAGGGGATTACGCCGTAGCTTTAGGTTTAGATGTATACGCTAGAGGTAATCACTCTTTTGCTTTTGGAGAAACATCAAGAGCCTTTAATGATTGGGATATTGTTATGGGTCACGACAGTGAAGCAGTAGGCGGTAACTCAGTTGCTATAGGGTGGGAAAATAAAGCACAAGGAGCTGTATCAACAGCAATTGGTTCTTTTGTGACCGCTTCAGGAGATAACTCAATAGCTTTCGGAACACGCCTTACGGCAACCGGTTCTGAATCAAATGTGTTTGGTAAATACAACGCGACCACTGACGAACTATTCGTTGTTGGTAACGGTAACAATGCAACCCCATCTGATTTAATTGTAGGTAAAGAAAACGGTGTTATATTAGCACCTAGTCTAGATATATTAGAAATATTAGACCCTAAGTGTCTAGTCACTCTGGAATATATAAGCGCTATCTCATCGGGTATCATAGGAACTGGTACCATTGGTGTGATGCCTGTTTGGACAACCGCAACAAGTCTAGGTGATTCTGTAATAAAATTAGGTACAGGAGTAAACTCTTTAATATTTAATGACCTAGCCAATAACATAGCAAGTGGAGAAAATTCTTTAGCTATGGGAGAAAACACAACAGCAAGTGGAGAAAATTCCTCAGCTATGGGAAAAAACTCAATAGCTAGTGGATTGATTTCTACAGCAATGGGTTTGGATTCAATTTCAAGTGGTAACAACTCTACTGCAATGGGAGAAAGCACAACAGCAAGTGGAGAATCTTCCATAGCAATGGGAAAATCTACAACAGCAAGTGCAGTTGGTTCTACGGCTATTGGATATAAATCGATCGCATCGGGGGAATGTTCTTTCGCTGGTGGAGGGATTTCTACTTTTGCTTCCCCAATAGACGGTGGTATTGCATATGGAATTAATTCGTTTGCGTTTGGTGAGAATGCAATAGCGGGAGATCCCTCTGGAAATATTGGTGGAGATATTGCTATAGGTTCCAGATGTGAAGCAGATGGAGGTAATTCTGTTGCTCTTGGAAATAACACAAAAGCAACACGTAGTAACTCTTTCGCCGCTGGTGTTGGGAATTTAGCTTCCGGATCATCAAGTACTGCTCTTGGCTCTGTTACTGTAGCATCAGGAGCTTTTGCATTTGCGTGCGGCGATAATACTACTGCTAGCGGAAGTCTCTCTTTTGCTGCAGGTAAAGGTAATGTTGCTTCTGGAGCCGGAAGTATTGTTATGGGTGGAATTGGAACAGGTATAAGTACTGCGGCTGGTGAAGCTAGTGCGGTTTTTGGAGGTTTACAGAATAATGCAAATGGATTAAACAGTACTATACTAGGTGGACAAAAAAACGATATAGATGTTAATTCTAATGATTCCTCTATTATAGGTGGTGAAGATAATGAAATAATTCCTGGTTCTAAAAACTCTGTTCTTTTAGGAGGTATAGGACTAAGAGCAGGAGGTATACACCAAACAACCTGTGGCGTAGCTAACACCCCTAGAGATGACGCAAAGTTCATTGTTGGAGTTGGTACATATACAAGCCCTACTAATATTACTAGAGAAAATGGGTTTGTAGTAAAAGATAACGGACAGATAGTATTAGATCAGTACATAAATAATGACTTTCTAGATAATAATGCCAATCTTGAAATACTAAATGTAGATACATTTGGAAGAGTTAAGAAAGCAGAGCTTCCTACTGTATTAAAAGATATTCCAACCGTATTGGGAGTTGATACTTGGAATGCTTCCCCTGGAGCTTCTATTAATTTAGGATCCAACACTTCTACAATATTCAGTGTCGAGTGGAGCGGAGGGGTCGCTGGTACTGCTCAAGCAGTGCTACCGCAGTCTTCTAATAATATAGGTAAGCTTATTACTGTTGTTACTAAAGCTGATTTTGGAACTGTTGCAAACACCTATATATTACAAGTAAGACCTGGTTTTGGAGATAACATTAATGGAGTGAGTGCTCCAACGGTTGCAATTGAGTTAGATAAGGCTTATGAATCAGCCGAATTTCTCGCAACAAATGATGGGTGGATATTGTTACGCAGCACTATTCTTTAAGGTGTGTAAAAACCGCTAAAAGCTGGTAATGATATATACATAAGAAATAATCAAATTAAATTTAATTAACTAAAAACATGACTGACAAAATCGTTAAGAATCTTAATTTTGGCCAAGAGGCTAAAGACAAGATATTTAAAGGAATTACAAAACTAACAAGTGCGGTTAGTTCCACATTAGGAGCAAGTGGTAAATGTGTGATATTAGAAGACAATACCGGGAAACCTGTTATAACTAAAGACGGAGTTACAGTTGCTAATTCTATAACTCTGCTTGACCCCGTTGAAAACATAGGTGCTACCTTAATAAAAGAAGCGGCTAGAAAAACTGTTAGTGAAGCTGGGGACGGAACAACAACAGCTACGGTACTTGCTCATTCAATATTGGAAGAGGCATACAAGATACTAGGAGATGAATCCCCTAGACAAATAAAAGAAGGTATTAACAATGCCACCTCAAAAGTATTACGTTACTTAGAAAAGATTGCAATACCAGTAGAAGGGGAGATGCTGAAACAAGTAGCTAGTATTTCAGCAAACAATGATTATGTACTTGGGAGCAAGATAGCAGAAGCGTTTATAGCTGTAGGAGATACAGGTGTTGTTATGATGGAAGAGTCTTTATCAACAGAAACGTCCGTTGACATAATTGATGGTGTAGAATATGAGCAAGGATTAAAAAACTTTCACTTTGTTACCAATCAAAAAAACAAGTCAGCTGAACTAGATAATCCTCTAGTACTTATTGTAGAAAATGAAATTACAAGCATACGGAAGATTCAATCAGTATTAGAACATGTAATACAAGAAGGTGAGTCTTTACTTATAATAGCAGATGTTGACCCACAGGTTTTAAATGCATTAGCTATGAATAAACTTAAAGGCAACTTAAAAGTTAACGTTATTGATGCACCTACTTTTGGAATCACAAGAAAAGAAACATTAAACGACCTAGCTTTATTAACAGGGGCTACGGTTATAAACGAAGACTTAGGAGATGATATGGATTTAATAGATCCTGATTTACTAGGTTCTTGCTTAAAATCAGTAAGCCATGATACAGAAACTATTATCCAAATTGATACAATGCCTGCAGAAGTTGAAAGCTTGGCATCTGAACTTAAAAAACAATACGACGAAGAGCTTAACCCAAATCAAAAGCATAAGCTTGAAAAACGTCTTGCTCGTCTCTCCGCTAAAGTGGCTATTGTCAAAGTTGGAGCCGATTCAGAAGTAGAATTAAAAGAAAAGTTTGATAGAGCTGAAGATGCAATTTGCGCTACTAAAGCCGCGATAAAAGAAGGTATAGTTCCCGGTGGTGGTATTGCATTATTAAATGCGTCCACTTTAATCATAGGTAAAAGTAAAAGCGAAAAGATTTTATTAGAAGCTATAAAAGCGCCTTATAAAACGATATTGCGAAACGCAGGGCTTGATGAGGTTTATCCTTCATCTAAAAACAAAGGTCTTGATGTGGTTACAGGAAAAATGGTCAATATGATTAAAGCGGGTATAGTTGATCCGCTACTGGTAACAAAAAGTGCTTTAAAGAACGCGGCTAGTGTAGCCAACACTATTATATCCACTGATTGTGTAATCAATAACTTAAGAGTAGGCGATGGAAGCAATAGGTAGAAATTTAATAATAAAAAAAGAAAAAGAACTAGCCTCTAAAACAAAAGGAGGCTTGTTTCTTACAGAACACCAAAAAGAAGACATCCGTTACAAAACAGCAGAAGTTGTTTCTGTAGGTAGTGATGTTGTTGGTATAAAGCCAGGTAATAGAGTCTATTTTGACAAAGCAGCCGGGCATAATATAGAAATAGAAAAAGAGATATTCCAAGTAATAAAATTACAGGACATTGTTGTTGTTTTATGAAAAGGCTAGATGTGGATGTCATGCGAGACATGAATCTACTAAAACATTATCGAATAATAAGACGATGGGCTAGTAAGGACAACAACCTTCAAGATGCGGATTTAGAGCTGCTAATTTACTTTGATTGCTTGGATCTTTTTACAAAGCAAGATTATCTTACAGGTACTCTTGCATATAGCTGGGATAGTCAAAGGTGGAATAGACTTTTGAAAGAAGGCTGGGTAGTTGTTTGGCGAAAGCGGAATAGAACAACACAAAAATACCACATATATAAAACATCATTTAAGTGTAGACAGCTTATAACTAGAATATACAAAATGATGTTAGATATAGAAGAGATACCATTAATAAAGAAGCCTAAAAGTTATACTGACAAAGTTTTAACCGCGGCAATAAAAAAAATAAATTATGGCAGTTGATTTTGGAAACGGACCTCAAATAAAGTCTAGAGCAATACAAGGACAAAAAGTAGATGTAGTTTCAGGTGGAAGCGATAACGCTTGGGGTGCCTTAGCGGACGGTATTGCTAAAGCAGGAGATGGTATTGCAGCTGGTATTAACGCTAAAGCATCAAAAACAGATCAAGCGCTCGATTCAATGGACAAGCCCAAAAAAACGAATCTTGACAAAAGAATTGATAAAGCAAAAGCAGATGGTAATACGTCTAAAGCGGCTAGATTAACAGGTAAGCAAGAAAGGCGGACTCAGCGCGACAAGGAGAGAGCAAAAAGAGTAACTCAGCGTAACAAAGAAAGATTAGCTGAGACTACAAGAAGGTCTGAAAAAAAGACCGATAACTTCACGAACAGAAGAGTAGGAGATGACAGCAAGTTAGGAACCGCAGACGATAAAAGGCCATTTGATCTTATGCAGCCTTTTGCTAAAAAGAAATCAAAGAAAGTTGAAAAAGAAATAAATAAAGGAAATATACCTAAAGGTAAATCTATTTATTATAATTCAGCTACTGATATTTTTAGATTTGGAGATCACGAAGAAAAACCTGGTACGCCATTCCCTATGAAGACCTTTAATAAATTTTCAACAATAGCAAAAAAATTATAATATGGCATCAGGAATAGCAAGCGCATTAGGCGGTGGTGGAAACTATGGAGGTCTTACAGGTAAAGTTGCTGCAATAGCAAGGAGAAGAGGTGGGGGAAGAAATAGCCAAGCTGGAGGAAACGGTGATGAATGGAAAAGTTCAGTTGACGAAAGGCTAGTAGCTTTAGAACAAGGAGGAGATGCATCTTCTCAATCCACGCCAGATATAGGAGCAGCACCAGTATCAGAAGATATGGGTGGAGCGGCTTCAGCTATAACTGGAGGCGTTGCAAACATGGCTACAGAATCCAACTTTTCTCCAGACACTAAAATGGCAGCAGAGGGAATGTTTGGAACCGACGCAGATAGAGCAGCTAGTGTACAAGGCAAACCTAATATGATAGAATCACCTCAAATTAGCGCTTCAGCGGAATTAGGCGCATTATTCGAAAAACCAGAAACATCTTACTCAGCAATAGGAGGATAAAACAAATATATAAAACATGGAAAACAAAGCATTAAAAAACGGAACTACGGGTGAAAACGCAGTATGGGATGGACCTCTAGATACAGCAGGTTTCCCTATGGGAAAAGGTAGCAGCTCAGGTATAACTGGGATGCAAATAAAAAAGTACCCTTGTAAGTCTTACGATTTACAACCGCCTATCACCGCTAAAGCAAAAGGGTAATGACTGCTGACGATGCAAAGCTATACGTTATAAACTCCGCTACATTAGGAGTAACCACTTTCACTACAATAGAGATGGGTTTAAAAATTTTGTTATTGCTAGTTACAATAGGTTATACTATTAATAAATGGTTAGAACTTAAAGATAAAAAATAATGGCATATATACAGCACTCTTCTCCGTTTTTGAAAAAAGCAAAACCACCTGCCCCTTCAAAAAAGAAATCTTTAGGTTATTATAATGCAGTTAAGTCTAAAAGCAAAGAAGGTGCGGCTGCAGGAGGTGGAATGACACAGGCTGGTGTAGACAAATACAAAAGAGACAACCCTGGTAGCAAACTTAAAAAAGCAGTTACCAACTGTAAAGCTAAAGTGGGTACTAAACCATATAAAAGGCAGAAAGCATTTTGCTCAAGGTCTAAGAGTTGGAAAGGTGAAAGAGGTAAAGCCGCTAGAAGACGATGGTGCTGTAGTAGATTTTAATATTATGAAATCTAAAGGATTCGGCGACACAGTTGCTAAATTTACAAAATCAACGGGTATTAAAAAATTAGTTGATAAGCTCCCTGGTGACTGCGGTTGCCAAAAAAGACAAAGTGCTTTAAATAAAATATTTCCATATAAAAATAAATAGATGGCTTTTAAACTAGAGAACCCACCATATCAAATTGACAATACACCCATTTACAACGTAGACATGGAGGAGGGAGTTTTAGGAAAAGCTAATAATAATGGTACTATAATATTAAACCAAAATATTTCTAGCCCAGCACAAAGAAAAGAAGTAATAGATCACGAATTGATACATATAGATCAAATGAACAGAGGTGATCTGGGCTATACTGATACAGATGTATTTTGGAAAGGTAAAAAATATCCAAGATCTCAAATGCAAGAAGGTGCTGAAAACTTACCTTGGGAAAAAGAAGCTTATAAAAATGCATAAAATAAAAACTAAATAATAATAACATGGCATATAACCAAAAGTTTGGAAAAGAAAGATCCAACGCGTTAGCAGATATAGCTGGCAAACTAAAACAAGGCAGTGGGTTAGGTAGTACTAGTGACAGTGCTGCAACGATGTATGGAGCGCCCGTACATATGAAAAGTGGCGGAAGCCAAATTGGTCATTTGTCTGGAATAAACTATGGGTCTCCTATAAACAATGAAGGGCATGGCGCACCAGAAGGTCATGTGCACGATACTAAAAATCCAGATCGATATACTTATCAATCAACGGATGTTAATGCTGGAGGCAAAAACACTAGGAAGTCTAGGAGAGAGTTAGCTAAAGGGATGGCAGAGGCAGCAAACCAAGGTTTGGATGTACAAGGATATACAACCTCTGGCTCTAAAACTAAAGTTAAGCTTAAAAATAAGAAGCTAACAGTGCGAGGAAAAGTAAAAGGCGGATATGAAGGAGGGCAAGTTGAAGGGCAAACTGAACTTAATGAAAACGTAAAAGTTAAGGCGAGAGATATTAGAAAGCAACTTAAGAAAACCAACACTGCAACAGTAAAAGGAGGTGTAATATCAGGAGGCACAACCCAAACAGTTGCAAAAAAAGGTTCTGTAAAAAGAGATGTGCACAAAGCAAATCTTAAAACCAAAAAAGAAAACCTCGCAAAAGCTAAAGCTGAAAAAGTAGCAAACTATAAAAAAGCTAGACTAGCAAAGCAAGAGTCTAACGCGGCTAGAAAAGCAAAAATACAAGCTGAAAAAGCAGCTAAAATAGAAGCAAGAAAAAACTCTAAAAAATCATAACTAATTATGGCAATAGAAAAAAAATCAGGTAGCGCACCTTTTTATAAAAGTGGACCTTTATATGCGCATGGGCCCGATGGCACACACCCTACAGATCCGACCAAAGAAGCAAAAGCAAAAGCAGAAGCTAAAAAGAAAGCTGAAGCTAACGCTTCTAAAGGAAAAAAAGTTTACGGTAAAACTACCAGAACTAAAACAACTAGCGATACAGGTGTTACTACGCATACCATATCAACACCCTATACGACAAGTGGAAGCGGAAATGCTACTACTAAGAAATCTTATAAACAACTTGCGGCAGAAGGCGGAGACGTAGAAGCGGCTAAAAAGTTTAACGCTAGCGCTACATCATCTGGAGTTAAAACAAGGTCTTACAAAACTTTTGACGTAAAACCAGTAGGCATCAAGCCATTTGTGCCGCCAAAGCCCACAGCAGATATAACAATACCAAAAGTTCCAAAAAAATCAAAACCACCAATGCCAACATTTAGTATGAGTAAAGGCCGAATTGGCGGTGGAACAACCAAACTAATAGATTTTAATAACAACAGAGTAAAGAAGACAAAGTCAAGGTCTGGCAACTCTTGCGGTTGTAGCTAGATTTATATAAATGAAAAAGATAATTCAATGGCTAACAGGAGGCGTTATCAAAGAAGTTGGTGACGTCATCGATAAGCTTACTACTACAGACGAAGAACGTCTAGAGGCAAAGAATAAAATACAGCAAATACTAGAAGACGCAGATACTAAAGCTCAAGAGCAAGTTAGTAAGCGTTGGGAAGCAGATATGAAGTCCGATAGTTTTTTAAGTAAAAACATTAGACCATTCATATTAATATATTTAACTGTAATCTTTACGTCTTTAGCTTTCTTTGATGGCAATATAGGGCAGTTTGAAATATCTGAAGAATACATTCCAATATTCCAAACATTATTAGTAACGGTGTATGGCGCTTACTTTGTTGGGAGAACTTGGGAAAAAGCGAAAAGTATAGGTAATAATAAAAATAATAACTAACAATTAAATTTAATAAAATGAGTAAAATCACAGAACAAGAATTAACAAACATTCAAGAGCAGCAAACAGAGCTTAATAAAGTATTAGGAACTATAGGTTACCTAGAGGCTCAAAAGCATTCGGAATTGCATAAAGTAGCTGCAATTAATGAAAATATTAATGAACAGAAAAAATTGCTTGAAGAAGCATATGGACCTGTAAACATTAATTTAGAAGACGGTAGTTACACAGCAGTAGAAACTGATGGCAAGTAATATAAGAAAAATAAGTATAGGATCTGATTATAAAAATGACGCCATGCATTATGCTGTAGGACAGCAAGTGTATGGTGGTCATACTATTTCTAATATTATATTTGAAGATCAAGATAATTCTTACAATATCTATATAAAAAAAGAAGACGAGGTATTACCTTGGAAGAAATTTAATGCTCACATGTCCATATCGGTCGAGTATGATTTAGAATATTAATGAGAAGCTTAGAATGTTTTATAGTTAAGCCGTTAGGCGAAAGATACAATAATGATATTAATGTTGGTGAAAAAAAGTTAATAACCAACGCTAATATAGAAAGCTTTCGTCACATAAATAAAAAAGCGGTAATTGTAGAAACCCCTAAGAACTTTAAGACTCCAATAAAAAAAGGGGATATAGTTCTTATACATCATAATATATTTAGAAGATATTATGGTATGAGTGGGAAAGAGAAAAATGGTAGTACCTATTTCAAAGACGATATGTACTTTGCGTACCCGGAACAAATATATGTGTACCAAAAAAATGATAAATGGTACACAAATATAAATTATTGTTTCGTAGCACCTATTGAAGAAACAGACCATTTAAAGCCTGAAAAAGAACAAAAGCATATTGGTATATTAAAATATGGAAACAGCGAGCTAGAGGCGCTTAATATAAGCCCAGGAGATCTTGTTGGATTTAAACCGCTACGTGAGTTTGAATTTGTGTTTAATAAGCAAAGGCTTTATTGTATGAAATCAAATGATATTGTAATTAAATATGAACGTAGAGGAAACGAAAAGGAGTATAATCCGAGCTGGGCAGAAAGCAGTTGAAGAGTTAATTAAAGTAGCAAAAGAAGCTATTGTTGATTCTGACGACGATATATCCGCTGACAGACTTAAAAATGCTGCGGCTACTAAAAAGTTAGCTATATTTGATGCATTTGAAATACTTAACCGTATTGAAGAAGAAGAAGGGTACTTAGAGACAAAAGACACTAATAGCAAACAAGCTAAGTTTAAAGGCTTTGCTGAAGGAAGGTCGAAATGAGTTACGAACAGCAATTAGTAAAAATACTGCCTAACCATATAAAGGATAGCGTTATTAAGAAAAATAACAAATCTAAAAAATGGGAGTACGGATACAACGAAGACTATGATGTAGTAGTTGTAAGTAAAACTGGACAAATTGAAGAGATTATTGAAATTCAAAATCTTAAAATAGCTTTACCTAAAAGAGAAGAGCAAGTTAAGTCTGAGTCTAAAAAGTGGGAAAAAGAAGCCTATCCCAAAGAATTAAGTAAAATAAAAAATGTATCTGACTGGGAAGCAAAGCCAGAACATTTTAAAAATAAGTGGTATGATTATATTGACAAAGAGTTTAGAAGGCGTGAAGAGGGTTTATGGTTTTATAATAAAAATAAGTATGTTTATATTACTGGCTCTCACTACATGTACTTGCAGTGGTCCAAAATTGATGTTGGGGCAGCAGACTTTAGGGAATCAAATAGATTATTCTACATATTCTGGGAAGCTTGTAAAGCTGACCCACAATGTTACGGAATGTGCTACCTTAAGAATAGAAGGAGTGGATTTTCGTTCATGTCCTCAGCTGAGACTGTTAACCTCGCAACAATTTCCTCGGATTCACGGTTTGGCATATTGTCAAAATCTGGCTCTGACGCTAAAAAAATGTTCACAGATAAAGTCGTACCGATCTCCGTCAACTACCCGTTCTTCTTTAAGCCCATCCAGGACGGTATGGACAGGCCCAAGACCGAACTTGCCTATCGTGTCCCCGCGTCCAAACTTACACGTAAGAAACTTGAAGCCAACGAAGCACAAAAAGAACTTGAGGGATTAGATACAACCATTGACTGGAAAAACACAGGTGATAACTCATATGATGGGGAAAAGTTAAGACTACTAGTACACGATGAAAGTGGGAAATGGGAAAGACCAGACAACATATTAAACAACTGGCGAGTAACTAAAACAACATTAAGACTAGGTAGCCGAATTGTTGGTAAGTGTATGATGGGATCAACATCAAACTCGTTAGACAAAGGAGGTGAAAATTTTAGAAAACTTTACAATGATTCAGATGTTACCCAAAAAAACGCCAATAGACAGACTCGTTCAGGACTCTATTCTTTGTTCATACCTATGGAATGGAACTACGAGGGATACATTGACGCTTATGGCTTACCTGTATTCGACACACCGACCACCCCCGCGGTTGGGCCACAAGGAGAAAAAATAAAAATAGGCGTAATAGAATATTGGAATAATGAAGTAGAAGGTCTAAGAGATGATCAAGATGGCTTAAATGAATTTTATAGACAATTTCCAAGAACTACAAAGCATGCGTTTAGAGATGAGGCAAAGCAATCGCTTTTTAATCTAACAAAAATATACGAGCAAATAGATTATAACGAAGATCTAAGAAACACTCAAGCAGTAACTCAAGGCAATTTTTATTGGGAGGGTGGTATTAAAGATTCTAAAGTTATGTTTGCTCCTAATAAAGAAGGTAGATTTTTTATATCTTGGATACCTGATTTAGTTTTACAAAATAACGTGCTATTTAAAAATGGTATACGATGGCCAGGGAATGAGCACATTGGTGCTTTTGGCTGTGATAGTTACGATATATCCGGTACTGTTGATGGCAAAGGCTCTAAAGGAGCTTTACACGGATTAACCAAATTTAGTATGGAAAATGCTCCGGTTAATACATTTTTTTTAGAGTATATTTCTAGACCACAAACAGCAGATATATTTTTTGAAGATGTATTAATGGCTTGTGTATTTTATGGAATGCCTATATTGGCTGAAAATAATAAACCCAGATTATTGTATCATTTCAAAAGAAGAGGATACAGGGGCTTTAGCATGAACAGACCAGATAAACTTAAGTTGTCCGTAACTGAAAGAGAAATCGGTGGAATGCCTAACTCTAGTGAAGATATAAAACAAGCACATGCTGCAGCTATAGAAGCTTACATAGAAAATCACGTAGGCTTAACTGAAAAAGGTTATGGCACTACTTATTTCCAACGAACACTAGAGGATTGGGCAAAATTTAATATAAACAATAGAACTAAGCATGATGCGTCTATAAGCTCTGGTTTAGCCATAATGGCTTGCAACAAGAACAAATACAGACCATCCCCAAAAAGAGTGTTAAAATCAACTCCTTTAGGAATAAAAAAATATAACAATAGAGGGTCAAGCTCAAAAATAATGTAGATGATATCAACCAATTATAACAGCTCATTTCCAGATCAGGTGGTACCGGATGAGGAAAAGCAAACATTAGAATACGGTATTAAAGTAGGCCAGGCTATTGAGTTTGAATGGTTCCGAAATAACAGAAGTGGAGGTGATAGATTTTTATCTAATTACCAAAACTATCATAGGCTAAAGCTTTATGCTAGAGGTGAACAATCAATACAAAAGTACAAAGATGAATTAGCTATAAATGGTGACTTGTCTTACTTAAACTTAGATTGGAAACCTGTGCCTGTAATATCTAAATTTGTAGATATTGTTGTTAATGGAATGTCTCAAAGAGCTTACGAGATCAAAGCTTTTGCTCAAGATCCGGAATCTTTGCAGAAAAGAACCAAATACGCAGAAAGAATAATGCGGGATATGGCTGCTAAAGAGTTTTTAAACAACGTAAAGAATACTCTAGGGATTGACATGTACTCTACAAACCCTGAAGAATTACCTAAAGATGCTGAGGAGCTGTCTCTTAAAATGCAACTAGAATTTAAAGAGGCTGTAGAAATAGCGGAAGAGCAAGCTATAAATACAATATTAGATAAAAGTAAATACGATGAATCTAGGAAGAGAGTTATATATGATTTAGTCACATTAGGTATTGGATGTACGAAAACTAGCTTTAATTTAACGGAAGGTATAAAAACAGAATACGTTGACCCCGCTAGCTTAGTTTATTCTTATACTGAGGATCCTAATTTTGAAGATATATATTACGTAGGTGAAGTTAAAACAATATCCATACCTGAACTAAAAAAGCAATTTCCTGATTTAACAGCAGAAGATTTAAAGCAAATAAATAAGTTTGGTAGCTCTAGCAATTATATGCGAGGCTATAACGGAGGGCAAGGTAATGATGATCAAGTTAATGTACTGTTTTTTGAGTACAAAACATATAGCGATCAAGTATTTAAAATAAAGCACACAGAACAAGGTCTTGAAAAGGCTTTAGAAAAACCAGATACATTTAATCCGCCTAAAAACGATAACTTTGATAAAGTAAGTAGAAGTATAGAGGTTTTATATAGTGGTGCTAAGATACTTGGACAAAATATGATGCTTAAGTGGGAATTGGCTGAAAATATGACCAGACCAAATTCAGATACTACTAAAGTTAAAATGAACTATTCTATTTGTGCACCTAGAATGTACAAAGGAAAAGTACAATCATTAGTGGGTAGAGTTACAGGATTTGCGGATATGATTCAGCTCACTCATTTAAAAATACAACAAGTATTATCAAGGATGGTTCCAGACGGAGTATATCTTGATGTGGACGGTTTGACAGAAGTTGATTTAGGCAACGGAACCAATTACAACCCTCAAGAAGCCCTTAATATGTATTTCCAAACAGGTAGTATTATAGGTAGGTCACTTACGCAAGATGGTGATCCAAATAGAGGTAAGGTGCCTATTCAAGAATTACAATCATCTAACGGACAAGCTAAGCTGAGCGCTTTAATAAATACATACCAGTATTACTTACAAATGATTCGGGATGTAACCGGGTTAAACGAAGCAAGGGATGGAAGTACTCCAGATAAAAACGCTTTGGTTGGCTTACAAAAAATGGCGGCTGCAAATTCAAACACGGCTACAAGGCATATATTACAAGCTCAATTGTTTTTAACATTATCCACTTGTGAAAATATTGCACTACGCTTAGCTGACGCATTAGCATATCCATTAACGGCTCAATCATTAAAACAATCTATAAGTACTTATAACGTAGGAACTTTAGATGAATTGTCTACATTACAGTTGCACGATTTTGGTATATTCTTAGAGTTAGAACCAGATGACGAACAGAGAGCTCAAATGGAAGGCAACATACAAACAGCATTGTCAGCTGGGTTAATTGGATTAGATGACGCTATAGACATTAGAAACATAAAAAACATTAAAACAGCTAATGAATTTTTAAAAGTACGTCAACAACAAAAAGCTAAAAGAGAGCAAGAAGCACAACAAGCAAATATACAAGCACAAGCACAAGCCAATTCTCAATTAGCTCAAGAAACAGCTTTAGCTGAAACGCAAAAACAGCAAGTTCTTACAGAGCAAAAAATACAAATAGAGCAAGCTAAAATGCAATTTGATGTTCAGAAGCTACAACAGGAAGCTGCTATAAAGAAGCAATTAATGCAAACGGAGTTTGATTTCAACATGCAACTTGCTATGGCAAATTCACAACAGCAAACATCGAAAGAAAATAACAAAGAAGATCGTAAAGACGATAGGGCTAAGATAGTAGCTTCACAACAAAGTGAATTAATTAGCCAAAGGCAAAATAATTCGCCGCCAAAAAACTTTGAGTCATCTGGAATGGATGTATTAGGAGGCTTTGGATTGGAGCAATTCGATCCTAAATAAGAGTAAATTTTTAACTATTTAATTATATTATATTATGTCAGAAGTAAAACAAGAAGGGGATTTTAAAATTAAAAAGAAAACTCCTAGAAAATTTTCAAACGAGCCAAACGCTCCAACAAAAATTGATTTAAGCCAGCCTAAAGAGGCAGACGTTACTAAAGTAGTAATTGATCAAGCAGAAGAAAAAGAAGTTGTTGCAGAACAACCAACTATTGTGGCAGAAGAGCAAGCGCAAGAATCAGAGCAAAAGCAAGAGCAACCGGTTGTATTGCAGGAAATAACAGAAGAAGAAGTTCAGCAAGAAACTAAAAAAGTAGAAGCTGAAATAAAAGAAGCAGTAAGAGACGAAAGAGTATCTGGAAAACCGTTACCGGAAAACATAGAGAAATTAGTTACTTTTATGGAAGATACCGGTGGAACTGTACAAGATTTTGTACGTTTAAATGCGGATTATACTAATATAAGTGAAACTGCTTTATTAAAAGAATACTATTCAAAAACAAAACCTTATTTAGAAGGTGATGATGTGAATATTTTATTAGAAGACTTTTCATATGATGAAGAGTTAGATGATGAAAAAGATATACGCAAGAGAAAAATTGCGTTTAAAGAAGAGGTTGGAAAAGCCAAACACTATTTAGAAGGACTTAAGAGTAAATATTACGACGAGATCAAGTTGAGACCGGGCGTTACTCAAGAGCAGCAAAAAGCAGTTGATTTTTTCAATCGATACAAAGAGGAAGAGCAAGTAAATGCGCAGTCAAGAGATGCCTTTGTTCATGGTACTAATGATTACTTTTCTAGTGATTTTAAAGGTTTTAATTTCAACGTAGGAGAAAAGAAGTTTAGGTATTCTGTAAAAGACACCGACAATGTAAAAGCAAATCAATCTGATCTAAAGTCCGTAGTTGGAAAGTTTCTAAACGAAAAAGGACAAGTTGAGAATTATGCTGATTATCATAAAGCGATTTATGCTGCAAGAAATGCGGACACCATAGCCCAGCACTTTTACGAACAAGGAAAAGCTGATGCTGTTAGAGACATAACGGCTAAGTCAAATAACATTCAGACGGATGTTAGACAATCAGCATCTGGTAGTGTATTTGTAAATGGATTAAAGGTAAAGTCAATTAGTGGAGCGGACTCTTCAAAACTAAAAATTAAACAACGAAAATTTAAAAATTAAAAATTATGGCTTTAACACCACAATTCGGTTCAATCAAACCGAGTCAAAAACAACAAGCTTTAGATTCCAACTATCTAAACTTTACAGACGGAACCACTACGGCTTTCGCAGAACAATACTTACCAGAAGTATATGAGCAAGAAATTGAAAGATACGGTAACCGTACTTTATCTGGATTCTTACGTATGGTTGGCGCTGAAATGCCAATGACTTCTGATCAAGTAATTTGGTCTGAGCAAAATAGATTACACGTATCTTATACTGGAGTAGTTAATGCTGTCGTAGGAAACGTAAGTACTTTAACTATACCTTTAGATTTAACACCTGCTGATCCTAAAGATTATGTAGCAAATGTTATTTCTAAAAACCAAACTATTGTAATAATCGATCCAGCCACTAACGCTGAATTAAAAGCATTAGTATTATCTTCTGATATTACAACAGGAGATCTTGAAGTAGCACCTTATACTGCTGCTGATACAAGTGGATTAGGAGCTACAGGGCTTAAGATATTTGTTTATGGTTCTGAATATGCAAAAGGTTCTACCTTAGCTGCTGACGACTATAACAGCATCACTCCATCTTTCACACAGTTTTCTAACTCTCCAATCATTATCAGAAACAAATATGTTGTATCTGGATCTGATACTGCACAAATTGGATGGGTGGAAGTTGCAACTGAAGACGGAACATCTGGATACTTATGGTATTTAAAAGCTGAATCTGAAACTCGTTTACGTTTTGAAGATTACTTAGAAATGTCAATGGTAGAAGGTGAGCTTGCTGCTGCGGGATCTAAAGCATTAGCTAGTGGT